CGTCGACATAAAATAAAACGATATTTAGAACATTTCCCCATTCACTTTACTCGGTTGACTAAAAATAGTGAACACGAATAAAAAATATTTAAAAATACGCTTGACATTTTTATATGCTGGTGCTATTATATAATTACAGAAAGGAAAAGGAGGACAACACAATGATTAAGAAATGGGAAGCAATTGAAATGTTAATGGATGCAGACATCAGAGAACGAGTAGCGTTCGAACTTGCACCCTGCACTGAGGAAGCATTTCTGAAAAGGTATCTGGAACTTGACCCAGAATTCCAGCATGTTCTGGACAGCGAATTTTAAGGAGGTAAAGAAAATGATGGAAAGAAATTATGAATATCTGGTCGCTGAGTATGCAAGGACGCTTAGCAATTTAAAATATCTAGTAGTCTTAAAAAATTTAGATTCTGAGATATACAAAAGCAATAGAGACAACATAGATAATAAGATAGAAGAACTTGAAATAGAAAGTGAAAGATTGCTAACTGAGTTAGAAAAGTTATTCAACGAAAAAGAACCCGTATAAACGGGTTCTTTTTTTATTATCTATTCTTTTTTCAACTTTCCTTTCGCAAGCAGCACCGTCAACTCCGTATTCTGTTCTGCCGTCCCGGTATACTCTTCAATCCCGTTCGCCCTTGCGATCTCTTTCCGGTGATCAAAACTGCTGGGAATACCGACAGCATTTAACGCAGCAACTAAACCAATTCCATGGTAGAATCTTTCTTTCTCTCCTTTTTTGGACATGTCAAAAATTTTTCCTCCGATCTTAGCGCTGTTAGTGTATTGCCATAATGTAGCATTTTTAGAATACTCATCATCTTTTGATGTATATCTTGAATACCATAATGGAAAGTTTTCTAGTTTTTTATGTAACAGATGATTGACTAAGTAATCCCTGTTAGCATAGTACCCGCACTTATAACCGTAAAACTGCATATTCTGACAGAAATTAGCAATCAGTGTACTTCTGGAAATGCGTGTCAATGTGTTAGAATCATACCTCGACAGTTTTTCTTCCGTGTCATATTCAAAATCGCACCAAACACCCAGATTTATTTTATCTTTATATGGTCTGATTGTCTGTTCAAACTTGACACAATTCTCAGCAATCGTTCTACCCGAATGAATATACACAAACCAGTAAAAACCCAGATCAAGCCCGCGCTTTATAACTTCATTCGTAAAATATTTCATCCGTTCATCTTCTGTCACTCCGCTTCCCGCTCGAACAATAACACCAGTGACGCCAGCTTTAATGACTGCCTCCCAGTCTACCGGATAATTCCACTTTGACACGTCAATTATTTTACTCATGTTCTGATCTCCTTTCTATTTCTTTCATATGCTGTGACAAGACAGACACTTCTGTTTCAATACGGATTAAGCGGTCATCCATGCTTGCATGCTTATCCATTCGCTTTTCTAAAGCGTCCAACCGATACTTAATTAACGAATTATTCATTACTGCGACAAGCAACGCAGACGCTAAACTACAACTAGCAGTTATAATAGGCTCTAACATAGTACACCCTTTCTTATTATTTTGTAAGCTGTTTCGGAATCTGATCGATACCAACCGCAGACAGTCCGCTTGCAATTGATACCGCGATTGCATCCAGTACGTTAGTAGCTCCGATGTCAATACCGCTGATAATTGCAACTGCTCCGCACACGCAGCCAATTAAAACAGACAAAACAGGCAGCCAGTTGTCTTTTACAACCTGTGAACGTTTGGCAACCTCAACCGCACCGTAACAAATAACTGTGATAGATAAATATGGAATAATTGTCATAATTTTGCACCTCCTTGTACTAATTTATATACGTTTTCTGATAATTTTATATACGTGCTTCCATTCATACGCAAGAAAACACCGTCAATCTGCTTTGTTGTTTTGTTAAAGAAAAAAGGGTTTATAAGTCTGTCCCCGTTTGACGGCAAAAACATGCCCTGCACTTTAAATAAATATTCCGGTGCTTCCGATACGATCGGCGGGTCAGGGTCAGGCGGTTCAGGTGGCTCTGGTGGAGGGTCTGGTTTCGGATCGATGTCCTCCCCGTTATAGAGCTTCTGCCAAAAGTACCATCCCATTTCACCACGAATCGGTTGATTTTTGTCTTTCGGACGTTCGTAGTTCCGCAAGAACATATCCGCCAACATTTTTATCATTGCTTCAACGCTCTCGCCCGCCTGCCATTGCGTAAACTCATAAAAGCTGTAAGGGTACTTAGAGGTTGCCTTCCACTGCTGCTTGTTTGCAACCTCCCATTTAATTCGTTCTAGCTGTCCCGTCCCGCTGTCGTGTGCGTAACCGTTTTCATCCATCCAGCTAAACAGCTTTGTTGCGGGTGTCCACTGCACAAGCCCAAAACCAATGTCAGTGTTGCCTGCGTCAAGATTCTGCCAGATGCCCGGATTGACATGTGATTCTACCCACATGTTTCCCATCATAGCGCATACCGCATAAGATGTCCACCTGTTTTGTACAGATGCGCCCGCAAGATAGTCATATATCTCGCGGGCATTTTCTAACGCTTCGGCAAGCGTCAGCCATCTGTTTCCAGATATCATGCGCTTACAATGTAAGTTAATTCGACTTCAATAGTGCCCATTGAATGTGTATTTATACCTTTTGTAAGCTTAAAAGATTCGCCTGTCACCTGATCTGCATTAAATGTCACAGGTGTATTGCCAATTGCCCCCGTTACGCCAGTGACACCCTCTACTCCACATCCAAACATAGTGTTAGCATCCGTATACAATTTTGCGCTTTTTAATGTAAGGTTGTTAATTTTTTTGTAAAAGACACTGCCAATAGCAGTTGATCCTTCGGATGCTGCGCAACCGATACATTTAAAAACAATCTCGGTTACTTTTGGCGCATTTTCCAGTTCCGTCACCCTCTGGTCAAGCTCCTGCAAAGTCGTTTTATTCCCATCCGCCGTCTGCTTTGCTTTTGTCGCGTTCGCGCTGGCTGCGTTCGCTGCATTTAAAACAGATGTTGCTGCTGTCTGTGCAGCGGTCGCTTTCTCTTCCGCGCTGTTAGCTGCTTCCTGCGCTGTCGTCACGTCTCCTGTCATGCCGTCTGCTGTTTCTTTTAGCTGTGCAACCTGTTGTTTTGTATCTTCGTGAACCGCTTTCAGCTCTGTCTGTGCACTTTTTACATTTTCAACATCGTTGACTGCTTCTTCCGCTGTCTGACTGGCAGTAAATAAGGCACCGTCAATGATCTGCATATCGTTGTTATAGTCCCCCAGAAAAGTCGGCTTGTCTGTTCCGATGAACTGTGATAATTTAAATTTAGCTGTTTTGTTTGTACTACTCATGTTTTACCTCCTTTTTATGCAGTCTCTAACGCTGCAATCCTTTCTTGTAAAGTTGTGATCTGTCCAGCGTTCGCGCTGTTTGCATCGTTTGCAATTTTAACCGCTTCCTGCGCTGCTGTTACCAGTTCTTTTGAATTGTTAATATCAGTAACCGCTTTTGTTGCTTTTGTTTCTGCTCCGCTTGCCACCTGCGTTAAAACGGTAAGTGCGGGCATCACAGCCAGCAATTTACCCTGTGATAATGTAATGGTATTTTTCAATGTTACATTTTCTTCTGTCATTGTTGTGATCTCTGTCTGAACTGTTGCCATTTCGTTTTTTACGCCTGATGTTGTACCTTTCAGTGATTTCAAGGCTGCATCAATCTTTTTGTTGTTTTCGTTCCAGTCTCCCATGATGTCAACTGCATCTTTTTTCTGGTACATACCAAAAGTGAAATACCGTGTGTGACGTGTAAACATTTTTTTATTTCCTCCTTTCTTTTTAGACAAGCAATTCCTTTAGCAACGTGTTTTCGCTAACAATTTTTCCTCGAATTGACGCAAAAGAAAAACTATTAAATTCAGTTGCATTATTAAATAAAATAACTACTTTAAATCCTGCTCCACTGACTATTCCGTCTGTGTAGTATAATTCTTTTTTATCAATTCCGATCGTTTTATTGCTATTTGTTTCAATAAGAATGTCTGAAGTGATTTCATTGTCGTTTGTTGAATTAAAGTGAAAGGTCATATAGTTGTTCCAATTATAAGGAAAAGTGGTTTGTGTCGGTTTTGTTGGTGCTGGAATAGACACAGTCCCAACCTTAACAAAGCCATTCTTACTTCTTCCAACTGTCCTGTTACCTAAACCGCTTACAACGTTATAGGTATCATAGAAAGTAGCGTTTTCAGTATCCCACCACAACGCATCTTTATTTTTTGTTTTGATTGCCTGACAAGTCTCTGCCATAACGGAATCAAACTCCTGCGCGGTAAGATGCAGTTCAGCGTCAATCTGCATAACCTCGTCCAATACTCTCGCATGGGAAAGTGCATCCCCGCTTGCCGGGCTGTTCACGCTTGCATCAAAAACACCATACATTTTGCAATAGCTTTCTGCGTCGAACGCACCCGCACGGATATACAATGTTTTAAAATCGTCACAGTCCTTGTCGAACGCCTTAAACCACGCATCGAACTGTCCGCAAGTGATAGCGCGCAATCTTAAAACATCGTAAACATTATTAACAGTGTTTCCCACTCTGTCTCTGTATCCGGTTGTAGGGTCAAAAATACGGAAACCATCTTCGTTGACTTCATCGATTTCTAGTCTCAGCGCTTCCAGCTGTTCTTCAACCCACTCTTTCAGACGTTCAACTGCATAATCGGTATACTGTTCAAGATATGTTTTTGTCTCGTCTATCTTACCGTTCAACTGCGCAACGTCTTTTTCATGTGTCAGCTTAATATCATCAGCATACGTCTGCAATTCTTCTATCAATGCTTCCAGCCGTTTCACGTCTTTCGTATGCTCTGCCCAATAGTAAGCGTCCTGAGTGTCAATGTAACTGTGCAGCGTCTCAACAGTCTGATCTAGAGTTGTCAAAAGCTCTGCTTTTAATTCCGCAACTTTTGTGTCTGTGTAATTCTGGTAGTTTGTCTCTAAGTCAGTCAAAAACTGAATGATCTGATTGATATTGTATGCAATCTTCTGCATCATTTCCAGCTGGCTAATTGACGCATCCCACTCAGATGGCAATGATAAATAAGCGTTATTAAAGCATAGCTTTTCCGGTAACTTTTTATCCACCTCTTTTTACCTCCTTTTAATAGATTTTTAAGAAAAGAGTACGGGAAACGGTGTCTGAGAATTGTCCAACAACGTCCATAAGCGTCTCTCGATATTTCAATATCAATTCCGCTTGCGGAACATTGTAGCCACTTTCTTTATAATTTTCTGAATACACCTCTTTTCCGCTTGAAGATGTCGTTCCGTTCCCACTCCCCTGATCTACTGTAATTGTAGTTGCGTAATCCGCGTTTGTCAAGCGGTTTTCCGGTGTATCATCAAAAATATTTTTGTTGTTGCTTTCGCTTGTGCTTTTTCCGCTTGCGTTTGTTTCTCTGTCACCATTTCGTGAACTCTCCCTGCTGTAGCTCTTTAATTTGTCCAGTTCCAACAAACTGGTTTCATACAGCTTGTTATAAACAGGCAGCCAGCGAGAAACGTTCTGATTGAATTTCAGTATAAAATATTCCGGCGTTTCGTATTCAATTTCTCGCATCATATTGTCAATGCAGAACTGCTGGAAAAACGCGTTTTTAAATTCTTCATTGAAAAACTTGTTTGTGTAATACAGCATTTTAGACCGCGCTTTTTCGATTCTTTCTATAACGCTCATTTCATCTTCCAGTCGGATAAAAGAATATCGCTTTTCTTCCTCTGGGTGTAGCGGGTTGTTGTCCTGTGAATAGTGATAGATTATATTCCTTAATGTAGTTGTGTGATTACTCATTTTTTATGTCTCCCTCCGTGTTATTCATAACGTTTTTAGTTCCTCCGCCTTTTGAATCCATGCCGCCGATTCCAGCGATTTCCTGCGTTCCTAAACTTAAGCGGTTACAATTAGGATTAAAGTCTACAGTTATGTCCGCTAAGTCCGGGAACAGTCTTTTGATTTTCTTAAGTGCTTCTCTGCGCATAAACAGCCCGCCGTCTCGCAGCGCAAGAATGTGTTCTTCGTTTGCTTCTGCTTCAGATTCCACAAGCCGTTCTTTTTTGTAAATGTTCAGGTTGTTATACCCTAATCGCGTTAAATACTCTGACCATATGCAGTTCTTTTCTTTTTCCAGCTGTTCCAAAATACACGGGACAGAAAAATCTAACACTCCCTTTGTATCTGCAGAAAAGCCGTCTGTATCGTCCACCAAAACAAAAGGTTTTCCGTCCTCCGCTTCATTGATAGCGCGTTTCGCACTGTTTACATTGTCTTTATTTACAAAAATTCCTTTCGGTTTCATCTGCAAACGAGTGTTTACGTCTTTTGCCTTTTCTATCATAGTAAATTTCTTTGCGAAATAATAAATTTCTGGCATGAAGGGCCTAAACGTCTGGTCGTTAAAAATAATAGCACTGTCTTTTTCGGTTGCCCTGTGGTGGTATCCGCTAGCAGTATTGATATAGCGGGTTGTTGGTATGTTATAAATGTTAAAGCTTCCTGCTTTTGCGCAAGGCAAGCACAAATACCCAATGACCTCGTCCTTAAAAAAGCAAACAGAACCATTAAAAATTAAAGCCTGTTCCAATGCGCGGGCGCTTACCGTGTCCGGCAGTCCTGCCCATGTGTAACGATTGATTGCTAATAAATATAGCTGGCTCACAAAATGATCGAACGTCACGCGCTCATCAAATTTTCTGACGATCTTTCCATCATAACCGATACCACATAAACCGAGTGGGTCTGTTGAAAAACCTGTTCTTCCCATTTTTACACCTCCTTATTTAATGCCATTATTCCCATAAATTCCAACATGTTCCCTATCGTGCCATATTGTGAAACCATTTAAAAACATGTTACGTAATGGTTGCAGAAATTCGTTAGGAATATTCCCATAAATATTTACATTATTACATTTAATGTAATTATAACGCTTCCTGCTGTTTAGATCTGGTATTCCGAAACGGCTAACTTTGTAGCCGTAAACGTCAAAAAACTGACTTACTTTTTTCGCAAACTCCGGTTTCAGCGTCCACCATCGATACAAAATTTCCATTTTCTTTTTTGCAATAAATGGTGCAAGTCCTCCACCGCTTGCCCCTGTAAGGCTAACGTTTGTTTGCATCTGTCCGATACGCTGTCTGTCCCGTTCGGAACTCTGTAGTTCAGAACGCACATTTTTGTATGCGTCTATTCCGGTAGAAAGCACGTTCAGCGGGTCACCTGTAAATACAGCTTGCGCTACGTTCCCAACTGTATCCCAAAAAATATTAGAACGGTTTTGTGAGTGCACGAGAGTGTTTGTAGCTTCTGCCTGAGCGGCCTGTAGCGGGTAGGTATTATTTTGCACCGGAAAGCAAGGAAAACCGCTTATCGTGTTTCCGTTCAATAAAAAATCATCCTGTGCACCACAATAATCTCTTGTGTGTATATAAATTTGAGGATAGGGAACAATTGTAGATAAACACCGGATATCTGGGAATGTTGGGTGTAAAAATTCCGGCTTTAGTATGGTTCTAGAACCGTTTGGCAAAACCATTTCAATAAAAGAAAATTGTGACGTGTACATTTTCTTATTTTCATAAGCGGGAAAATTCTTGCCCCAGTTAATTAACGGACTTCCTGCTGGTGTTTCTGCTGGAATTGACGAGTTAGACAGTATACCCACCGAAAAACCCATAGCAGATTCTCTCACTGTCACAGTCCCTATTAACTCAAAAGTACACGCATAAATAGCCAGAATAGACTGAGAAACCCAGGGGTACTCAGATATTTTTTCCATGACTGACGTGATTGAGGATGTACCATCCTTAATGGAAATTACATAGGGTCGAACGCCTGACGGCAACCCATTATATAAACCACCCTGTGAACCATTTACTTTTGGTTCTTCCAGTGTGCCAGGGTCTGCTAAAAGATCGACCGCGGAAAAAATGATAAATGGATATTCCCTGTCTGTCTCATCACTACTATCCAAATCGTACTTATCCTCGTGCACTATTACAAAATCACCAACATCCACGGGTTCAGCAATTGTATTATTTCCCAGCGTGTCGTCTGATACGTGTTCTCTGCTGATGTCGCACTCTTTTATAACCATATCAAAAAGGAACGTCTGATAAACGTCTATCTCAAAATTTACAAGAGACGTTTCTGGATTGATATAAATAACTTGCGTTACAAAAGCATAATACCACTTACCACTTGCCTGATTTTTAAAACATAAATAACACGCGTTGCCTATTTCTTCAGCGTTTACAGGAACTTTTACGCCACGATGTTCACGGATATATTTAAAATCATTAAATACACGGATTGCTTTTGACCGGAAATAATTATATTGCTCGTTCTTGTCTGCAAAAGACAGCTGCCGAACCTGTGAAGCGTCAAGCGGGACATCTGCGCATATCATCAGTTCGTTTGCTTGCATTGCGTATACTGCTTCTAGTGACACTTTTAAACCTCCTTTTGAAAAAAGGGAACGTTTCCGTTCCCTTTCTTATAAAATCTTTATCCTGTGATCGTCACAACTTTTGTTGCCTGTACATTTGTCTGCCCTGCGACAACCGCTTTCATTTTCAACGACTTAGATGTCTCATTCGGACTTACTTCGATCGTTGCGCTCTTGCTGTCGCTGGAAACAATTCTTGTGCTGGCGGAGTTCGCACCCTCTAAGGAGAAAATCACTCCTCCGTTCGCAGGTGTTGTAGCTGCTGTGTATTTACTCTGTGCTCCTTTTGCGATAGACTCGGCGCCTGTAATCGTCACGGCTGTGTAGTTCTGTACATTTTCTGTGGTAAGTGCTACAGCGTTGTGGAAAGGACTGGTGAAGTATATCTGCCATACGTGTAACCAATAATTCCAATACAGCTTTTCAGCGTTATAAAATTCAGATGTTTCAAACAGCTGGTCGTAGATGTTCAGCCATTCGTCATCTGCCACAATAGCAACGATTTCAGGATGATTCGGAATTTCAGGAATCACAGTGATTCTGCCCAGAATCTGCGCTTCATTCATATGAAACGCATAGGCAAGTGCCTGTACAGACGTAACAGCGTCTGCTTTTGGTGTAATAAATACTCTCTGACTTTCTCTTGCTGTCGTGTTCAGGACCCCTGCTGCATTGTAGTTTTCAGACGGGAACAGTAAGTTATTGGAAACCACTCGCATCGTTGTGAGAAAATCTTTTGCGCTCTGCTCGTCTGTCGGGTCTGTTACATGAACGAGCTTGACAAAACCATTGTCAATTGCAGATTCGATTGCACCCATTGCATACAACATTTCAGAAACTTCGTTTCCTGTATACATGGAGTCAATAACGCGGTCAACAAAGTTTCCGAGTCCCTGCTCACTGTAAAACGCGCTTCGCAGCATTTCCCGATTCACGGTCTTTTTGAAAAACTCTTCCCTGTTTCGATTCATAAAAGCAACCGCAATATCTGGCTTTTCCTGCTTTAACATCGCCCACGGGTCGGTATCGGAACAGAATGAGTGTGCAGCTGCGATCTTTACCCATACGGATTCTATCGTTTCTCCATATTCCAGCATGCCCCTTTTTGCAAAAGCAAACGGGGAATTAAAATACATTTTGTCGATTTTCTGCAATGCCCAGACATTTACGAGCTGGCTCATGAACCGGTTCATGATTGGCTGATACTGCATCATCACCTGGCCGAATTCTTTAATGTTTGTGTTTGTAACTTCTGGAAGTAAACCCTCCCATTCTGTACCTTTCAAGCTGTCTTTAAAACTCTGCAACGCTAAAGGTACATTTTTTAAAACTCCTTTTACTGCCATTTTTTACCTCCTTTTACAAATCAAGGAACTCCTCTGTTTTGATTTCCTTTTCTTCATCTTCTTCTTTTCTGTCCTCTTCTTTCTTCGTCCCAGACAGAAAAGCATCTGCGTACTGTTTTCTAACGTCCGCCACCTCTGTTTCCAGACGGTCATTTTCGTCTGCAATTTCCGTAATCAAATTTAAAATTGCGGATTCATCCAGCGCACCCTCTTCTGGTACATCAATTCGCGCGATCAATCGTGCTTTTGAAATTAAATCATCCCGTTTCATTTTTTCCCTTTCTCCCGTGTGCGGTTTTATAAGTAAGGGAAAACACGCGCACAATCCGATGCGCCACAAAGGCAAACCGCTTTATACGGGGATTTCCTGCCTATGCTGTAAGTTCTCCCTCTATGACTTTATTATATTCTGCTTTTGCTCCATTGTCAACCCCTAATTCCCAAAAAATCCATTCCAATATTTTTGCATTCCTGTGATTCGAAACGGAAGTTTCCAGCATTGAATTGTTTTCTACACATCGACACTTGCGCTGATATTGCACCTGTTAAGCATGTGTTTTCGTCATGATCTTTCGTAGAAATTGCAAAAAGTCGATGAAAGTTTCTATCAGCTTTTAACGATATATAATATATTCCGTTTTGCAACATCCATAAACCATAAAAAAGACCATTGTGTTTTATTGTCATTAAATATCTTGCGCCCGCAAGATTCTGTTTTGCAATAAATTGCACATTGTCCAGTAAAAAGATATTGTCAATGCTGTAATTAAAATAGGAAGCATCGGAAAAGGCACGATAAAAACCGCTTTTCTGTTTTTCCTCTGCTACGTATTTATTTCTGTAAACCTCCATCACCCAGCCATGACCGCGCATAAAGTGAATATCTGGTTGCCAGCGTTTATGAATACCTAAAGCGACAAAATAAGGATTCAATAATGATACCATATTACTAACTAAAAAATAAGTTAGTTTTCTGGTTAATTGTTCAAACCCTCTTCCAACTGCGTCATTGATTGCAAAAAATTTTGTAATCTCGTCCGCGCAATAGTCCCCGGTTTCGCTTTGGAACTCGTCTAGGAAAATATTGTCTGCATCGTTAAAAAATGTAGATATTCGTTTCACTTTATCGACCATACTCAGCGCGATAACGTACCCACAAGAAATTTCAAAATCTTCCGTTTTTATAAAAACTTCTGCGAATTTACCAGAACCACTAGAGACAGAATATAAATCAGTATTCGGAAATTTATTTTTTACATCCGCCCAAAACGCAGGAATATAGCTGTTTAATTCATCTTTTTTTCGAACTAGACAGATAAACTTTTTACTTTTATGCAAAAATTCATTGATTAAATATTCTTTCACGGCAAAAGATTTTCCTCCGCCTTTCGAGCCAGTTATAATAAAAATGTCAGGTGTATTCCCATCTAAGTCTTTCGTTTTTAAAATATTGTCTAACCTATAATGCTTCTCCATGCTACCTCCTTACCAATAAAAAAGAGGAACAACTGTTCCTCTTTTTATGCTGCCCTGTCAAACAAGAACAAGCGTTAAAAATTCGTTTTTATTGTTGGACTTCCGGTATTCCGCTCTTAATGTGAGCGGATTCTCCGGTGACGGAGCTCCGACAAACTGTTCAAGCGTCTGAATACAATCTGCAACGGTAGGGGATAAAGTAGTAATGCAGCGCCCGTCCTCAAGCACGAATCCGGTGCACACACACTCATCTCCGGTTGCTTTTCTAGTGGTTTCCCACTGAGCTACACCGACTACCACCATATCTTCACCTACGTGATCTGTTAAGCCCTCGCTATTCTGCGAAAGGCTGTAAAGCTGCTTTTTATCTGTTACTGTGTTAATTAAACTCATGATGATCTCTCCTTTTATTCTTCTTTTTCTTCGTCAACTGTTACGACTGTGGAATACTTCAAAAAATCTTCTACGCTCAAACGTCTCAGTTCTTCTCTGTATTCAGTATTCACACAGAAAAGTCCTTTTTCATCGGGATATGCTTTGTTGATTTCCCGCGTAATTGCCGTATTAGAGCTAACTCTAACCGGAACAACGATGTCAGGAAATGCTGTTACCTGTCCATCTGCAAACTGTGCTACCTTGATAACGGTTGTAGTCACAGTTCTTGTGAAAAACCTTGTCCTTGCGTCTCCGTCTCCTTTTCTCATTTTTAACTGCTCCTTTCTTTTTTGTGTTTTTATTTTTTATTACATTATTATAGTATCACAAACCTTTTAAAGTGTCAACATCTTTTTGCGCGTAAAGTATAAAAATCTTCCACTAACACCATTCCGCCGCTAATGTATTTCGGTTTTAATTTTCCGCCCACTTTTAAACCGATCTTAAAATCCGTTATCGGGTGACTTGCCAAAAATAATTTTTTTGACTTTTCCGGCATCCCAGCACACTTGATCTCCCAGTGTCCTGTCACTTTTTTGCCGTCCTCTTTTTGTACAAACTCTGCATAGGTCTTTTGTCTTATAAATATAGCACTGCTCCAGTCGCTTTCCCGTTTCCAGTGCAATAACTCTGTAGGATGTTCTTTTATCATTTTAACTGGTTTTCCATCGTCCAACATGTGAATCGAATCAGTGTCACTGTATACAAAATTTTCATAATTCGCCTGCGCGTGCGTTATGGTAAAATAACGGGCATACGCTGTCACAGCTGCGCCCGCTGCAATGTATAGTGTGTTTTTTTCATGCTCCGGGTGCAATTCAAAACCTATAGAGTCTGTTTCAGGGTCGATGAACGGTTCACGGTAAGAACTATTATCGTTAATGGCAAGCCGTCCATATAAATTATTCAAAAACAATTTTGCTTCTGTTCTTTCTCCCTTGTCTTTTGTTGTCATTTTTATTTTCATATAGTGATCAATATAAGTGTCAAAAAGACCTATCGCGCCGTGAAAATAACAACCGTCTAGAATCTCTAAGTCATACACTTCATAATGCTCTAATAAAAGAAGATAGTCAGTCATAAAAAGTGTTAGCTCTGGCTTTGCTTCCTCTTTTTGTCCATCTTTGTTTGTAAAATATCTATAATATTTACCGCGATAATAAATATCAGATGTTTCAAGCCATTGAGTAGAGTTATAATGATAGTCTCCTTTAATCTGTACAGTCGGCAAAAACCCATCTTTTAACTTAAAACGGCAGCGCAATCTAACATAAAAAGGATATACACGCGTCTCTAAGCATTTATAGGGAATTTCTTTTTCGAAAAATATGGGCTTGCCTGTTGGATAATAGTTACCACTTTTACTGTGCATAACGCTAGGATACAAAGAATTAACATCAAAAGTCATTCCGTTCTGTCTAATATGTTTTCTCTGTTTGTATTTGTAATAGCAATAACCTCCTTTGTAAGCTTTACGGATATATTCATCAACATTATCGCTTCCGCGCTCATATTTTGTCAATGCTATATCTTTTAAGTTCGGAAAAGCTGCATTGAAGTCCATAGCATCAAATTTATTTTTGAACTCATCCATACAGCACGAGCCTATAGTTAATTTATCATGCCCACTTTTTATCATAACTTCCAGTGCTTCTTTCAATACATAGATATCGTTGATAATGTAAGCATATTCTTCCGGTGTTATTTCACAGTTTGCGTGTCGCATCCCTATATATTCCATTTCCAGTTTTCTGTGCTGCGTATTAAATGCGGGGCCAATTTGAGCTAATGTCATAGGCATCAGCTTGACACTGTCCCTAAACTCGATCACTGTGTCAAATTTTGGTTTAACTGTAACGGTATACCATTTATTTGTATCCGATATTAAAGCTTTAAACTCTTTTGCATTCATGTCTTTATTACGTGCATTATTCCATGTATAGCCGTTCTTTAAAAGCCAGTACACAATAAATGCTCCATCAAAACGCAAGTTATGAAAATAGCACAAAACGTTTTTGTTTAAGTTAAAAATATCGTTCAAAAAATCTTCTATGTTACCCCGCAAGTGCGGTTGTTCTGTAAATAATTCTATCCATGCAGCACTCCAAACCTCTGTCGATGTCTGCCCAGGATATACAGTAGTCTCAAAGTCTGCTGCTATTATAACGGGTTTTTTCGCTGATTTTTTTGACATTGTGAAACCTCTCAGACTGTTTCACGTGAAACATTTAATATTCACCCCAGCCGTTTTCATAGTCGAATGAATCTAAAAATTCTTTTTGCTGATCTCTGGAAAGGCCTAAATTACTGGACAGCTCTGATAAAAATTCAGGCACAATAGTCTGCCCTCCATTTTGTTCAGCATCATAACTTTCATGGATAGATAGCCACGGGACTGACGCTAATGCTTCTGCCGTTGCTTCTTTTCCGTTTTTCTTTAAACTATTTTCTAGCCACTGCCGGCTCATGCGCTCCGCAACCGGAAAATAGGTGTAGGTTGTATTTATAAAATTCTCTATGATAATATCAGCGCTAGAGGGCTGATATACTGCACGTTCTCTTTTCTTTTTTACTTTACGTCTTTTTGATTTATAACCGCTATCAGTTATTAAAGATTCAGACGATTTTTGTATAACGTCCGGTGTTATTTTCTTCAACTGCTGGACATCAGCTTTTGTTGGTTGCTGTTTTGCTTTTGGAATGTCTATAGATATAGCATAACCTTGTGCAAGTAATTTATTAACTTGCTTTTCAATTCTTTTCAGTTCTTGCGCGTATAATTTAGTATACCTATTTTTTCTAGCCATATGGAAAACCCTCCTTTTATAGTATGATTATATTGTATCATATTTTCATAAAAAATACAATAAAAAAGCCGTTTTAAACGGCTTTTTTTCATTTATTTGTATATCGTATAAAACGCATCCAACATGTTATTTGTTTTTGCATAATCATGTTGCGTTTGTTTTGCTTCCTCCGGTGTTTTTCCAGTTCGCAGTTCTTCGTAGAACAATTCTACCAATGTTGCCACTTTGTCATACAGCTTTCTTGAACGTTCCCATTCTTTAAAGTTCCATAGCGTTACTGTTTTTGTATAACTGTCTATGTCAATCTTAACGCCCCTCTTGAATAATTCGGTTATGTTGGTAAGTTCATAGCCAGTTCTGTAATGGATGCGAACTGTGTCGCAACAAGCTTGCATCGGAATTATTTCATAGTGCGTAATTCCGTTTTTGTTTAGTTTCTTGATTATGCTTTTTACTTCCATTTCTTATCCTCCCATGTTAAGAAACCAGCGAATAGACTGATTGCTATTATAACTACTACCAATGTTTCTTCATTCATTTTCTTAACCTCCTTAAAATTCAGTATCCAGAACGTTCTGGAAATCCGGGTCTAATTCCAGATACCTTTTCAGAAATGCTTCCTCAGTGCAGGGTGCAAGTTCGAACGCTACTCGTTCTCTGATGTCTGCATCCATTAACATTTCAATTGCTTCCCATTTCTTAATCATTGTGTTGTCCTCCTTTTCCTTTCTGTAATTATATAATAGCACCAGCATATAAAAATGTCAAGCGTATTTTTAAATATTTTTTATTCGTGTTCACTATTTTTAGTCAACCGAGTAAAGTGAATGGGGAAATGTTCTAAATATCGTTTTATTTTATGTCGACG